CTGTTTGCTTTGACCACAAGAAAACGAATTACGTGTGGGAGGATTGTTTTCGGGGAATATAATCATATTACACATAACACCAAATGTAAGCGACGAATGGATTTCCATATGGGTCATTCGCTGTTTTCGCTGGGCATCTTTTGCCCAATCGTCCACATCCAACGCAATCAGTGTATGTTCGCTTTCGCTGGGGTCGATATAGTCCAGCACCGCCTTGTCTTTCAGGAACCGGTCCAATTTCGCGGGATTTTTCTCGCTTTCTACTCCTTCATAGAGTTGCGACAATTCGTATATTTGCGGAACCGAATAATGGGTCGTCGCCACTTCCGCGCGTTTGCGATTGAAACCGGAAACCAATTCCGACCACGTAAAGCTACCCTCTTTCAATCGTTTGCCAATTTGTTTCGATATTTCGAACGACAATGTGGGTTGGTTAGTGTTCAAATCGTCGCGATAGAAAATAGGACGACACAATCTCCCGGCATCGGTAAAAATATACACTGTATTTTCTTTGTAATCAAAGGTTATACTGGTATGAACAGGCAATAATGCGTTTCTCCGAAACAGGCGCATCTTGCGAACATTGTTGATGGGGTCGTCAATTGCCCCCGCCCAGACGCCGTTTACCATTACTTTTGTCAAGGTAGAAAGACCCAGTGGCGTACATTCTTCCAACCGTTTCATAGATACGTGTTCTCGCAACCACAATATCATTGGTTCGCGTGAATATCCGCGCGTAATGCTGGTTAAAATCGACAGTGTTTTATGAAGACCAATATTCGCACCGTCGGGAGTATCTATCGGGTCAATAAAACCCCAATGCGAACTGTGTAATACACGTGGTCCGACCAATTTCGCGGATGTATCCAAAGGGAGATTGGTTTTGCGTAAATGGCTGATGGCGGAATTGAAAGAAAGCCGGTTCAAATCCTGGACGACACCGACACGTTTGGTGTGTGTGGCTGCGCCCCAATTGCCTTTGAATGCTTTTCGGAAACCGTCTTCTACTATCCGGGTTTTGAAAATGTCGCGGTAATTGTCAAATATCAGTTTGTGTAGATTTTCTTCATACATATCCTGACTTTTGTATAGCCGACGTTCGAACTCCAAATGAATGTATTTCTGTTGCATCGTGTAATATTCGCGAAACAAATCCTGTATGAGCGACCCCACCACTTCCACACGCTTGTATTTGTAATTGTCTCGGTCGGTAGGCGCGTCCAACCCGGCAACCACACACAGCAATTTGAACACGATGTTGCCCAAATAATACGCTTTTTCCACATAATTCGCTTCTCCCAAATGGGGAAACAAGAAATCATTTAGGATTTTCAATCCATACGTAATCGTATGGTATTTTGTTAAATGGGCAATATACAAAATCGCCGTTTGTTGAGACAGAATACTGCCCGCATCGTGGACGGAGGGAATAAACAAATCCTCCAATTCTTCGTATTTCTCCCTATCTAACAAACAATATTCAATGATTTCACGGTCGCTGATAATACCTAGAGCGCGAAACACAATGAACAGCGGAACGGGTTCGCGCACGTTGGGAATACTGACCACGATTTGACGATTGGTGTATTTCTTGTTGGGCGCAACCACGCTTACGGCCAAGGTGCGGACGGGTTTGGATACATTCTCAGAAACACATCGTATTTTGGCAATATGGGAGAATTTGTCGTCGTCTCCCTGTTTTTCAATATACAACATATTATCTCCGAATTTTTCTTGCATAATCACCGTTTTTTCCTTTCCGTCAATAATAAAATATCCGCCCACATCATTGCGACATTCGCCCATATTGTATCTTAGTTCACGCGGGAGACCATGAAGAATACAAAATTCGGATTGAACCATTACGGGAAACCGACCGAGTAAGACTTTTTCAATGGTGGTGCGATATACCTGTTTGGTATGAGACACCATTGATTTCTCGTTGGTTTCGCGCAGAAGCGTGGAAAGCGCAGTAGTAAGCCGAATGGGATTTTTTTCCGTTTTTCCTTTTCTCCCTTTCTTTTCCCCCGCCCCGCCTTCTATTTCCGTTTCACCACCCTCGTGTTGCTCGTGTTGTTGTTGCTGTTGCTGTTCGGTATTCATTTCCCCTCCACCCGTTATTTCCGTTTTGAAATTGGGTTCGCGTTCTTTCAAATACTGCTCCATTTCTTTGCTATAATCGCGTTCATCGAATTCCAAGGGTCCTCCGCCCAATTGTCCACCGATTTGTTCCGACACCATTTCGTTCAACATATCTTCGGACACGTTTTTAGGCGTTTCTCCCGGCGCTAAAAGATACACGAATTCGAGTTCTATGTCGTAGTGAATAGACATCGCATAGGTCATATTGCGTAAACGCGCTTCATTGGGATACATGTAATGCGGATTGGTTTTGTCGTGTATAACGGGCTTGCCATAATACACACGTGTCCCGTCTTTCCCCCCAAAATACATCGAACATTGGTAGCGGTAATCTTTCATAGTATCATCGAATTTAGATAGCATTTGAACGGGGTTCATTTCCTTGAACAGTCGCAGAATACCATTGCGGAAAAAATCGTTATAGGAGTCCAAATGATGGGAGACCAACGCTTGCGGATTTTCTTCAAAATAGGAATGAATGATTTTCCATATGGTCTGATTGTCCATTCCGCCGTTTGGAAATAACGTATATACATATTGTGCGAAAATCATTTATATTGGTATCGCGCGGGATTGTTTGTTCGCTTGTGTTTGATTGTGTTTGGGAGAATAGACATTATTGTCTATTCTCATTCTCATTCTTTTTCTCCCTATTCCGTTCTATAAAGATAAATAGATGTACAGAAAATACAAATCGATACACTCCATTTACGCGATTTAGGGGAAACAGAAATATTTTATTAGCCTACTATATAAACCCAAACACAATGAACGGTGGAAGTCTCTTCGGTGCTATCAGCAAAGAATACTGTCTCTATTTCTATCTCTTGTCGGCCGTTGGCCTCTTCTTCTTCGTCATCTCTCTTTTCGGCGCAATCTTTTTCGGAGTGTCAAAAGGCAAGGACGCATACTATTTTGTTCCTGCGGTTGGCGCTTCCTTGGTCTATTTCCTGGCCTACCTACAGAACCGTCTGCTCTACAATATGTGCGCTAAAACCCTCTAATGTGGGTAGTGTGCAACCATTCCAGCGTCCAAATAAATACGATAAAATGTAATTTGGTATTATAAACAACTTACATTTGCCATTCTCCCTATGGATATTCTGTATTATAGTAATTATTGTAAACATTCTCAAAAACTCATCCAGTATTTAGCGAAAAACGGTATGACCCAGAAACTCAATTGTATTTGTATTGATAAACGTGTTCGAGATACCAAAACACAACAAACGTATATTGTGTTGGAAAACGGTTCGTCTGTTATGTTGCCTCCCAACGTCCACAGCGTACCGTCGCTTTTATTGGTTGCGCAGAAATACAGTGTCATTACGGGAGAACCCATATACCAGTATTTTGAAAAACTGATTGGAACACAAAACAAAATGGCCACCGACCAATTCGGCGAACCGGTGGGGTATGTACTGAACAATACGGGGGGAATGAATATTATGTCGGAAGCGTATACAGATTATTCCATGTCTCCCGAAGAACTGAGTGCGAAGGGAAAAGGTCGCGGACGCAAGACATACGATTATGTTTCCGCTGCCCACGACAATATGTTTATTACTACTCCGGAGGACAATTATAAATCGAATAAATTGCGCGCGGACGATGTGTCTTTAGACGATTTACAACGACGTCGGGAGATGGATGTTGGCGGGAAGGTTGCCCCACCCAATTTAGCGCAATTGCCGAATAATGCGAGCGGTCAATTTTCTGTATCGGGCATATAATATGATACAAATAGCGTTTTATAGCGCTAACCAGTCTTGGTACATTTTAGCACGGTCGACCACGTTCCAATATCGTTGATTGATAAACAGTTGGTGTATAATCCGATTTAGGATGTTGGTGGGAGAATGCCGAAATTCTTCGGAACGGGCCAACTGTTCCCATAAATCCGTGTCTTTGTCGCAATAAATGAACTCGCGCTTCGACGAAACAATGACGCCGCATATCCGTGTTTGAATAAACCAATGGATGGGTGTGAAAAACACGCTGTATCGTAATGCGTAAGTTTCCTCTGGACGCATGACATGAACCACTTCGTCGGAAATAGCGCTAATATATTCTAAATCTTCTTCCAAATATTTCGAATAAATGTGGTCCACATAGTATTTGTAAAAGTATTCATGCCGGCAGATGCCATTGATTGCGTGGCGTATTTGCCGGGTGGTATCCGCGTATTCGTATATATGTCGCATGATGTCATAATTCAATCGAGTGGAGTGGTGTAGATGTTTTGATAAATATTCCATTGTGTGTATTAGTATTATATTTGGAAAATATTACAGTAGCCCAAAAAGGGAGAATAATGAGTTCTTGTTTTTTACAGTTCTTCTCCCAAACTTTCTCCTAAAGAAATCAGACAACCCATCGTTTTTGGTTTGCCAACAGCATCCTCTTCCTCATCACTGCTCTCGTTCATACACCCATTCGGAGCAGATTTCGCGAACCCACTCTTTTCACCACCCCGCGTGGGTTCATAAACCCATTTCCACGTGCGGTCCGTATTCCAATCTAACTCCATACCCGCATACGCTGTGCTCGGTATCATACGAATACGATAATTACATTTCTTATAAAATCGCCTACGCTGTATCCACTGTTTCTGAAAATTGTCGTGTTTGTCCACAATATCTACTACAATCGGGTTCTGATGTTTCATTCGCAGAATTCTCCCTACCGATTGAATAATATCTGTTTTAGGAGTAATCATAACCAGCGTCGACAGCGTTTTAATGTCCAACGCCTCCGCTGCCATCGCATAGGTTGCCAATACAATTTGTTTGGTTTCCGTCGTTTTCAATGCTTCCTCCTTCATTCCTCCCACATAAAACCCAATACTACCATCCGCTATTTTTCGTGAACATACCGCATCGTTTATATAAGACAGAATACTGCGTTGATGTGCCAATATCATAATTTGGCTATCCGGCTGTTCCGCAATCAAATCGCGCAACACGCGCAACACGAATTCGGTGCGGGGAGCGTAATTACTCAATTTGGAAATCATACTACTGTATAGCGGATTACCACGGAAATCGCTAATCACCTCATTGAATTCGGGGTCGGGAGACACATATTCAATGGCGCGTACACACACGGCGTCGTCGTTTTCGCGGTTTTCGGTGTAGATTTTCTCCCCAATGAACATGTATAATACGCGTGTCAGACCGTCTTTGCGTTCTACTGTGGCAGAAATACCCAACATGTAGGGTGTAATCGTTTTCAACAGCGTTTTAGAAAACTGTTCGCTGCCTATGCGGTGTACTTCGTCGATAATAGTCAGACCAAACGTGTCGAATGCGGTGGAGGGATATTCTTTGTCATAAAGTGTCTGTATCATTCCAATGACCACGTCTTTGCCTTCAATGTCAAACACTTGTCCTTGTATCTTTCCTATTTTAGCAGTGGGGAGAAAATCGGCCATTCGTTCTATCCATTGGTTCATCAAAAACTCTTTGTGGACTAGAATGAGTGTCTTTTTGCGTAATAGAGAAATGATTTTGAGTGCCATAATGGTCTTTCCGCGACCACACGGAACTTCCAGGATAGCACCACCGCCATTGCGCGGGGGCTCCGCCCCCGCGGGCGTCCCACCCGTAGCACAAATAGGACGAGCAACGTGGTTCATATACACACCGATAATGTGTTCCTGGTAATCCCGCAACGGTTTGTCAAACGGAACGTCGATGTCGGTTCCGACTTGGATTTCGGATTTAGGGGGATATCCATATCTCTGGATGCCATAAAAACGAGGCAAATACATTTTGTTTTCGTTTTCGCGATACACGGGAAACGCGACTTCGTCGCCCCCGCCACCATAACTCACCGCGCCAATGACCACGGGTCGCATAAACAAATCCACCTTTAAAAATGCCAAATCGGGTTCCGACAAAACAGATTTAGGTATGGTATATCCTTTTTTCCCCAAATATGAATGTTCGGCAACATTGTGTTTGTATTCTTCCGTCAAGACCAACGCGTCTTGTTTTTGCTTTAGTTTCTGTTGTTTTGTTTCTCTCGACGCAGACGGGGCGGATTTTGTGGGAACAGCCGGTTTGGGTTTAGGGCGAGACGCGGTGGGCGTAGATTTAGTAAATTTGCGCATATACGATTGCGATTGAAAACTCATTTTGTGGGAGAATGACAAACAGTGTATTGCGGTATGTTTATATGAGTTTGTATGTTGTATGTCGGTTTTTTGAGGGAATGCTTTCTAAACCTATGATATAAAATAAATGAAACTCGGTGTTATTAAAAACATAACCATTCCAGAAATAGTCGTCCTTCTTGTTTTTGTTATTTACATTCTGTTTCCAATTGCCACTCCCGAATGGATGAAACCCCTCGTTCGTTCTTCCGTGGGAATGCTTTTCTTATTTGCCATAACAATCAGTTTGTTTGTCTACACAAACCCCGCGCTTGGCGTAGTTTATATTTTCGTGGCATACGAAATGTTGCGAAGAAGTATGGTTGGCAAGAACTTTTATAATACCCCCGACAACAGTATGCAATGGGTATCGTCTCAGGAAATTAGACAGGAACTGCCACTTAGCCGCGAAGTCCTTCAAAATCCGATAATAGACGCAGTTCCGTTAGACGATATTCCCCAAGACACTATCGCACCGGAGGCACCGCACAGTTTTGCTCACCGTTCCCTAGAAGAGGAAGTAGTGGATATGCGTGCTCCAGTAGGCAGAGGCCAACCATTGGAAATGACATCGTCTTCGTTTGTTCCTGTTGCGCCCACATTAAAAAACGCTTCCATGGTGTAAAATGATAGACCATAACTATACTTATAGTCTATTCATATAGAATAAAATTCTATATGAATAAAAATGGGTTCCTGCTGAGTGGAATAAAATTAGCTGGGTATATATACTTCGGCATGGGCAACCCCCCATGTAATAGAAATAATAAGCACAAGCGCAAATATTAAATAAAAACGCACCCAATATCGAGATAAATCCGGGGTTTCATTTATTTTATCTATTGGAAAGCAAAAACATAATATTGCTAATCCAAAAAACGCAAAGGAAACCGTATCCGCGTGTTTATACTCTGGAATGAATGAAGTAAACGTGGCAGCTACCATAAGTATTATCATTAAGATAAATGCCCCCGACCATATTTTTGATTTACTCCATATATGTGTTATAGTTTTAGTAATGTCTACGTGTATAAGGGAAGATTTCGTTTCATTGTAAAAATTTTTATTGTATAAAAAATTAGTTAACCCAATTAATCCAAAAAAAGAAAGCCCTATGTACATATGCGTTGAACTACGATGTACGGCTGAATAAATCAATAAAGACACACCAAATAAAACCGTAATGATCCCAAAATAATACCCAGCAAATGGATATCCATGTTGTAATCCATTTTTATCGGTCATAAACTGAATAACGAACTCTTCAAATAACCATTCAAACGCAATAGAATATACAATTAGTATAGCAATAATATATCCTATGATAGTCATCATACGGTTTATTAATTGGTCAGGTGTATCTTCTATCACATTTTTATTGTCATTATTGTCAGTTCCTGTTGCACGTTTACATGTCATTTTGGTTTGAATAGTTCCGTTTTCAAGTTGTATAGGTGTAGCTCCTTCGAATGTACCAAGTTGAATATTTTTAAATGGTTCAGCATTGCCAGATTGAGTGTTTGAAGTCCAGCTGGGTGAAGTACCTGGTACAGGCAGCGGTTTGTCAATTAAACAAGTATAATAATTCGGGTCTCCCACCGTTTTTATTTTTGCGTCATTTGATACTATTACGGTTTGAATATCAAAATTTACCACAGTAGAGCCTGTGCTTTTAGACGCATTTAAATAATCGGTTATTGAATTATACGGTAAATTATGTTGTAATCTATCATTTGGTGTTATGTCAATAGGTACACATAAGTAAAATACTTTATTGTTTTTTTCACATTTTGTTTCAATTACAAAATAATCTTGTCCGTTATACCGCACAATTCCAACAGAAGAAGGAACGAAGTAATCATCGCCGTATTTTATTAGCGGTGCGTTATTTCCTGCGTCTTTTGGTAATTGTGTACGTATGTATTTATTGGCGGTATTTTCATTTCCGGATGATACATATAAATTAAAATTTATCTTACTAAATGCTAACTTACTCATTATATATTATTTGTTATAGATTTCTAATATGCCAAGATACATTTATTCAGATCGTCCATTATTTAGTTTAATGTCTATTCTCCAATTCTGTACCTCCCGGGGTACAGAATTGGAATCATAGCATATACGCTATACTACAGAGGTTTCACCTCTGGAGAATAGACGTTAACCCCATTATTGTGTCTACTACATTTTTGTAGTGGCTGTATATCTCTTTTTTTATCTCTTTTTTTATCTCTTCTTCCTCTTCTTCCTCTTCTTCCTCTTCTTCCTCTTCTTCTGTAGCGTTCATTTGTTTATTATTAATGTACGTGTCAATGTACGTGTCAATGTACTTGTCAATGTACTTGTCAATGTACTTGTCAATGTCTACGTATTTTGTATTACTTAGCACATATAAAGTACCACTATTATCTATATACATTTTTTTTGTTTTTTTTAAAAATGGGTCATATTCTTCAAAAACAATATTACTATTATCCTCTTGAAAATTACGATATACAATTCCATTCAAAATAAATTGAATATTTTCTCCTTCTTCTTTTTCTTCTTCTTTTTCTTCTTCTTTTTCTTCTTCTTCTTCTTCTTCTCCTCCTTCTTTTTCTTCTCCTTCTTCTCCTTCTTCTTTTTCTTCTTTTTCTTCTCCTTCTTCTTTTTCTTCTTCTTCTTCTTTTTCTTCTGGCGGATTATTTTTTTTCGACCACAGTAATTCGACGACAGGCACTGAGCCGTTTTCCGATCTGGGTCGCACGCCGGACTGTACGCCGGACTGTACGCCGGATCGCACGTCGGATTGTACGTTGGATTGTACGCTGGACCGCACGTCGGATCGCACGCCGGATCGCACGTCGGATTGTACGTCGGATTTTGTTCTAAATCGTAATCCGGGTAATCCGGGTAATCCGGGTAATCCGGGTAATCCGGGTAATGTTCCTGGTATTTTGCTGAGTATTTTGTCGAGGTGTCTGCCAAATTGTCCTCTGGATGGTGCGCCTGGTTGTGTGCCAGTTGGTACTGATACACTACTCGTATTTGCGTCGGAACTCAATTTATTAAATACATCTGTATAAAAAGCAATACATTTATTCGTTTGTTCTTCTAATACGTTTGGGTCTATTGTTAGTGAGCTTGTCATATATAATATACTATCATACAGCATTTTACAAAAATGGAATATACGACAACAACCCGCTTTCATAAATGGTTGCCCTAAACGTTTCATTGAACCCTTCTACATAGACTGTATCGCCATTCGAAATCGTATCGCATCCATATTCACCGGTACAGCTTTTTCCATTTACACTTACCGGTAGTTTGGTATTAATTGCCGCCCCCGCAGTATTTGCCATTGTGTAATATTGATGTTTGTCGCGTCCATTGCGTAGATTGCGTCCCATCAAAGGCAATATGAGAGGCGTTCCCTGATGATGTCCGTTTTTGGTGAGTATTCCAATCTGTTTATATTCCGTATATACCGCATTGGTCGGAACATTTATCGGAATTCCCGAAATTCCCGGAACGTTCCGAATATCCGCCGTCATTCGTGCGGGAGGATATACTAACGCATCCGTGCGAACGGGTGGAGAATAGGGGTCATTTATTGGGTCGGCATTCCGTGAAGAAATGCCCGCGATGTCCAATCCTGAAGCGCCGGAAGATACAATGAACGATGGCGCGGGAATTCCGGAAGATTGGCTATGTTTGATAATTTGATGAGCATCGCGAAATGCTAAATTGTATATGCTTGCGGTGAAATATTGGTAATAAAAGTAAATCAATAATAGCAAAATCAAAATCAAGACAAAGAGGGTCATATTTTCTACACAAATCAATCCGGGTATACATTTTTTGGCCATGATTGGGGAGAATGTACGACGATTATATGTTATGGAGAGAAATTGGAGAGCTTCGTTATTATCGTTTATATCATTCTCTATGTCAACATCCGTTTAGGTTTAGGTTTACAATGGCGCAATAACGCGTTTAAAATTGTCGCGCGCGGAATTGAAATCGTCCTTGGCATATTTCATATATCCGGGTATTTTCACGTTAAATACGTGGCTCAACCGATTACCAATGATAGTAAATATAGACAGGTCGTCATATACGTCATTAAATGTTAATATTTTTCCACTACATTTATAGCATCGGTTTACTATTTTCGGTGGCATTCGAGTTAAACTTATTCCGGTTGCTTCAAATAAAATTTCATCTCCGATTTCTAATGCGGATATAAGCTGTTCAAGCGGCTGGTTCAAATCAATCCCAGTTAGGATGCGTATGGCAATTACAGGAAATACAATAAATAAATAGTAAAACATATAAATTGTTACAACAATACAGTGTGATATAAAGCAATAGGGCAAATTCACGAAAAACGCAATAATACAATTAATGTACCTAAAAATCATTGCTATGATATCCCACCCCGCGCGCAGTATTCCGGACATACCAGCAAACGCGGACTGAATTACACCGATGATACCATCTACTATTCCCAACCCAATGTCTCCCACCGCTTCACCCGCCGAGCCTATACGTTCGGGTATGGCAGTAAATGCCCGTATCATTTTTTGGATAACTTCGAAAAATCCCATTTGTTATAGTAGTTTATATAAGGTATATATAAACTACATAAAGAACTCTATTCTTTCTCGCAACGGTGTGTATATGTATGTGAACAAATAGTGTATTATATATCCTCGAATACTTTCGCGAACTGCTCTCCCGCTTGCATAAACTTTCTAGAGAATTGGTCTGTTAATGGGGTAATTCGGGTGGTCAGGTCATTATACATAATACGGTTCGCGCGACGCACATCGTCCGTATTCAATGGCAATTTACAACGATAACAACTGTCTTGTATTATTTCCGGATATCGCAAAACGTGTACTCCCATAGAAGAATATACAGCATCGTCTAATTGCATACCCACTTCCATAGCTTGGTCTAAAAGGGAAACTAATCCATATCCAAATCTATCTTGAATTCCCAAGAATTCGTCAATAAAGTAAAAAGTAGAACGGACAATCATATGTATAGTTGAAATAATCAAATCTAAAGTATAAAACAATATGCAAAAATACAGATTTTTCATTTTTTCAATCGTACACAATGTCCAGCGGAAACCATACTTTGCAGTTTCTGTTCCTACCATAAACGCATCCGCAACGGTTAACCCTGCCACGATTGGAATGTTTTTAATCGCAAGTCCAAGACCTTCTCCGCTTTTCGCTATGCCTTTCGCCACATACTTAAACCGCGTGATGACCGCGCCGATGACTTTGCCGATTTTGACTAAACCTTTTATCAGACGGATAAATGCGCGAAATCCCTCTTTTGGCGTGTTGTTTTGTTTTTCTTGTTCCTCTTTCGCTTTTCTTTCTTTCTCCCTTTTATCTGCCCATAACCAAATAATAATACCGATTAATATCAGTATTATACAGATGATTATTATGGTTTTCATTTGCTGTATATAACAACGAATGAAAAGATATGCTTTTTTTGTCCATGTCGACGTAATCGACGCCCGTTATCTTATATTTTTCCCTGAATGGTTTCTGCGGTCTTTTGTATCTTATCGGAAAGACCTTCTGCCTTTTTCATGTAGGGTTCAATTTCATTAAACCCGTCAATAATCTTATCTTGTAATTTAATCAATTCCTTTCCATCCTTTTTAATTTCTTGTAGCTTTTCCTTGTCCGCACTCCCACCTTCAGAATTTTCTTTTTTTTCTTCCGATGGGTTTTCTCCATTATTCACATCATCCGATACTTTTGCTTCCGCTTCCTCTTGCATCTTTTCAGCAGCGCCTGCGTTATCTTCTAAGCCTTCAAATCTCTCGGTTCTTCCCATAGACACCTTTAATATGGCAGTAATCGCCATTGCGATAGACAAAATCACGACCATATTCTTGCTCATACATGAAACAATAAACCCTGTAAGGGCGAATATAATGACGTGTCGGACATCTCCCACCATAACATATCCTAAAAAGTTAATCAACGCAATGACAAAGACCACATACAACACAATATTGTTGTGAATGAGACTGTCTTTTCCGAAGTATTTACCTTTCATCGATTTCGCGAATTTATCCAATGACTTGCCCATTATAAAAATATATACTACTCTCATATATTTTTATATATTGTGCGTTTGTAGTGGTTATAGATAGTTGTATTCTCCCTTTATGTATAAAATTAAATGGTATAACACAAAAAATACGACGTTTTTTAATGTCTATTCTCCGGGAGAAACA